TGACACTAACCACGGCTTTATAGCCCAAGAAATCAAAGCGGCTATAGATGCAGATAGCAGTATCGCTGACGGCTTTAAACTTTGGGACGATAGAGAAGATGGCTCTCAGGAAGTAGCAGAGGCCGCATTGATACCCATACTTGTAAAAGCAATACAAGAACTCACCGCACGAATCACAACCTTAGAAGGATAAATAACCATGACAGACCGTACAGCAGAAGAACTAGCACAAGACTTCACAGCAATGGGACACAGCATTGCATTGATCACAGACGTAATCGCAGGAGACTCTATGGCAGATGATATAGCCGCAGATAGGCAGGACTGTGTGGATAGAAACGTACAGCACCTAGAGTTGATGAAAGCTAAAGATGATTGGGGTTCTGAGGACTTCACCGCCTCCGAAGCCGCCATAAGCACTGGCAATGGCTACACAGCATCGTGAGCTTAATACTCCAGAGCCTCAAGTCTAAGACAGTACAGTTTAGCATAGCCTTAGCCGCCCTAAGCATCCTTCAGGGCTACATAGGCTTCCTACCTGTCGGCCAAGCGGCTCAAGCAGCCATAGGCGTAGGTATTGCTAGTTGTGTTGTCGTGCTTAGAGCAGTAACCACAATGTCCATTGGGCAAAAGTAACTTAACGTAACATAACTCGCGACAAGGAAGTCATCACAATGGTAGAAGCAGCGAAAGACGCAATAGATGTAGTAGCAGTAACGGTAACGGTGTCTACCCTTGCTTCATGGCTTCCCCCAACAGCCTCTATACTGACCATAGCTTGGCTAGTGATACGCATTTGGGAATCAGCAACTGTACAGAAGCTACGCTGTAAGAAGGCTAAGAAACGTAAGTAAACTTTACCTTGACTTTTAACTAAAAATAGTGTATAATAATGAGTATATTAAATAGTTTAATTGCACCAGTGACTAGTTTATTAGATAAGTTTATTGAAGATAAAGATCAAGCCAATGCCCTAGCTCACGAGATAAGTACCATGGCTGAACGCCACTCTCAGGAACTAGCCAAGGGCCAACTAGCAGTAAATCAAGTTGAAGCAGCACATAAGAGTTTATTTGTAGCTGGTTGGAGACCTGCAATAGGTTGGATATGTGGACTAGCTTTACTGTACTCTACCTTGTTAGCACCTATACTAAGCATTTGGCTCACTGTTCCGCCCGTAGATAGCTCTTTGCTTACTACAGTATTATTAGGTATGCTAGGCTTAGGCGGCTTAAGAACTATTGAGAAAACACAATCCGTAGCGAGAGAGAGCTAATGGCACGAGCAACTAAAAGAAGAGATGGCCCAGCGTTCCCTGCTAATCCTTTCCCTAGCTCCTTTGATACATTTGAGGAGGAAGAGGAGCAGAGCCTACTTACGGGTTCCGTGGCTGATCTATTGTTACCTTCTCTACCTAACTATGTGCCACCAGTTCCTGTTGCTAAGGTAGCTCCTGCTATTTTTAAACCAACACCGCGTGATCCTTGGGATGACTCTGTTGTTCCTAAGCCCACGCCTACGCCAGCTCCTGCTCCTTCTTTAGTGCCTACGCCTCCTCCAGCACCCGCGTCCACGACAGACACTCGCCTATCAGCTCCTTCTTTAGCGGGTATAACAACCTATGACACACCAGAAGAATCTATCTCTGCATATGCTCAGTGGCTTAAAGGTCAACAAAGACAAAGCCAAGCGTTAGCAGCAGCAGCTATAGAGTCAGGTGATTATAGTGGTCTTGAAGGTGTTGATATAAATGCAATCAGCGGAGATCCTACACGGTCTTTAAATGAGTATTCAACTCAAGAAGTAGATGTAAACCTTCTTGATTATATTAAAGAAAATAACATACCCCCTTATAAAGAAGTGGATGGTCAAAAGATCTTCTTTAACACTGGTACTGATACTTCCATGCCTGATCTTGCAGCATCGGGTGATGCACATCAGTCAGGTGGCAAGTATGTATCCGTGGGGCCTATTGGTACTTACTCTACTATATGGGTTGAGAAGCTAACAAGCTTCCAGAACATGCTAAGTATGCCTGTCCTTGCGGCAGCTATGAGTTTAATCCCCTATGGCACTCTTATACTTACGGCAGCTAAAGCAGCTTCAGGTATCACACTACATGGTGGAGACTATGGCGCTGCTGCTGCAAGTTATTTTGGTGGCTCTTTTGATCGTGACCTTACTTTTGATGACTTTAAAAATGCTCTAGATCAAGTGTCTAATGATACAGACCTTAATGAAGAAGAGGCGGCTAGGAAGAGAGCTGAACTAGAAGCTTTAGTCCAAGCAGGTATTGACGCAGGTAGTGACGTTACAATTACTGATGAAGATGGTAATGTTGTCAACCCCACTGGCGAGACTCCACCTACTGACGGCGTAGGACCAGATACGCCAGTAGATCCAAACCCCTATGAAGAGCCTTTTGATTATAATGATTTAGATATATTCAGTGGTGGGGGTGAAGAAGGTGGTGGTGGTGTAACTGAACCCACTTTAGCGGAAATACAAGCAGCGATTGCTGCTGCTAAGGCTGCTAAAGAAGCCGCAGATGCTAAGGCTGCTGCGGATGCTGCTGCTGCTCAGGCTGCTGCGGATAAAGCAATACAAGATGCTATAGATGCTGCAAACGACAATGGAGGCACTGCTGGTCCTAAACCTCCTGCTCCTAAGCCTTATGAAGATCCTGATCCTACGCCAACCCCTAAACCTACCCCTAAACCAACCCCTACACCAACGCCAACTCCTACACCAGCTCCAACTCCAACTGATGATGGTGGAACAGCTCCTACAGAAAATCCTGATCCTCCAACATATGATAGGGAAATACCAAATCCTGACTTTGATCCTGAAACAATGGATAACACAGTTCTCCGTCAAGTTTATGAGGCTGTTTTAGGGGCAGAAGATTCTGTTATAAGAGGAAAACTTTTAGAAACATATGAAGAGATGGGTGGGAATCACGTTTCTGAGTTAGAAGATGGTCAGTCTTATGACGATACTTACGATGAATACCCTCCTGATTATATAACAGGGGAATATGAATTAGAAACATTTGATGAAGATGTTTGGGGCGGTTTATATCCCGATGGTTTCATAGGTGGTTCTTTTGATGATGTAGACTTTAATGGTGATGGCGCTATAGATTCTTCTGAGATGTATGATTGGGAACATACTGTTGACGGTGATGGTGAAGAACCTTTAACTTTTGAACAGGTATATCAAGACATATTAGATTGGATAACTAATAATCCAACACCTACGCCTACGCCTACTCCTGTGCCTACGCCTACACCAGTGCCTACGCCTACACCAGTGCCTACGCCAGTGCCTACGCCTACTCCTGTGCCTACGCCTACACCAGTGCCTACGCCAGTGCCTACGCCTACTCCTGTGCCTACGCCTACTCCAGTGCCTACGCCTACCCCAGTGCCTACGCCAGTACCTACGCCTACACCAGTGCCTACACCAGTACCTACACCAACACCTACACCAACACCAACACCTACGCCTACGCCTACGCCTACGCCTACTCCGACAGATGGTGACACTAACGGAACTAACGGAACTAACGGAACTAACGGAACTAACGGCAATGACGGCAATGATGGAGACACTGGAGCAACAGGTGATACAGGGGCAACTGGAGACACTGGAGCAACAGGTGATACAGGGGCAACTGGAGACACTGGAGCAACAGGTGATACAGGGGCAACTGGAGACACTGGTGCTTCAGGAACTGACGGCACTGATGGAGCAGCAGGAGACACGGGGGCAACAGGAGACACTGGAGCAACTGGAGACACAGGCGCTACAGGTACTGCTGGTGCTGATGGTACTTCAGGCTCAGATGGCTCCGATGGCTCCGATGGTTCAGACGGCTCCGATGGCTCCGATGGCTCCGATGGCTCTGATGGGACAGCAGGCGCTGAAGGGGCAAAAGGAGTAGCAGGTAAATCAGCTACTAGAACCACGGACTCCTTATTCAAGGACATGCTTTCTTTAAAGACAAAGGTGGGTGCTACTCAAGGGTTGTTATCTTTTAATCCTTATGCGCCACAACAGTTAGCTCCTGCTCCATTAGCACAGACTGACATCCTGACACAAATATTAAACTTTAGAAAACAACAAGCATTGCAGGAAAGACAAGGTATGCTAACAAATGATCAACCACCAAAAAGAAGGTTCCCTTACTAATGACATACTTACAACTTGTAAACAGTGTACTTCGCAGAATTAGAGAAGATGAAGTTGACAGTGTTTCTCAGAACAGCTACTCAAAGCTAGTAGGGGAATTCGTTAATGATGCTAAACGCTCAGTGGAGGACTCTTATGATTGGACTGCTTTGCGTACAACCTTGACTGTCTCTACAACTGATGATGCCTTTAACTATACCCTCACTGGCTCACAGAACAAGATGAAGTTATTAGATGTCATTAATGATACCTCTAACTTCTTTATGCAGTATCGTACCTCTAGGTGGTTTGACAATGCTTTCCTAATCAACGATGCACCTACTGGCACACCTCAGTTCTATAGCTTTAATGGTGTAGACGCTAGTGGCGACAATGCTGTTGATCTTTACCCTAAGCCCGATGGTGTCTATCAAGTACGCTTTAACGTAGTATTACGTACTGCTGACTTTACCTTGGACACAGACACGTTAGCTATACCTTCATCTCCTGTTGTCCAAGTAGCGACTGCATTGGCTGCTAGAGAGCGTGGAGAGACTGGTGGCACTAGCGCAGCAGAGTTGTTTAGTTTAGCGGACAGGACACTCTCAGACGCCATAGCATTTGATGCTGCTCAACATCCTGAAGAAACTATCTGGTATTCTTAAATGGCACAACAACTACAGAACATCACAGTAGCAGCACCAGCTTTCTTTGGTCTTAACACGCAGGACTCACCTATTGGTGTTGATCCTTCCTTTGCTTCCGTTGCTGACAACTGTGTCATTGACAAGCTAGGACGCATAGGTGCGCGTAAAGGATACGTAGCTGTCTCAGGTAATGGCTCTTCGGTGTTAGGAAGCAGTCGCGGCATTGAGACAGTCTTTGAGTTTGTGGACACTAGCGGAACTAAGGTTGTCATATCCGCAGGTAACAATAAGATATTTAGTGGCACTACTACTCTTGTTGATATAACACCTTCAAGCTATACGCCCTCAGCTAATAACTGGAAGTGTGTTAACTTTAACAATCATGTTTATATGCTCCAGAGAGGACATGTTCCTTTGGTCGGCACTGATGAGTCAGGTTCCTTTGTCCTTGCGGCTATCACTTCTCATTCACATGCTACAGGTACAATGCCTCTAGCTAATGAAGCTTTAGCTGCCTTTGGTAAGTTATGGGTAGCGGACATTGCAGGAGACAAGCATACAGTCTATTGGAGTGATACACTCAATGGTCATGCTTGGACAGGTGGCGCTACAGGCAGCCTTAACTTAACAACTGTATGGCCTACTGGTTATGATGAAGTAGTAGCACTAGCAGCACACAATAACTTCTTAGTCATCTTTGGAAAGAAGTCTATACTTGTGTACTCAGGGGCTAGTTCCCCTGCTTCCATGACCTTAGCTGATACAATAGAGGGCGTAGGTTGCATAGCTCGTGACTCAGTACAGCACACAGGTACGGACATCTTGTTCCTATCGGACTCAGGTGTACGTAGCTTTGGTAGGACT